AGATGCAGGAACATCTGGAGCAGGTGTTTGCCCTCGGCGGCGGTGCTTTGAAGGTTTGGTATGAGCAGCCGCGAGACCGTGACGGCAATCCCATCCCCGGGCGCGAAAGTCTGCGCGTCGGCTACTGCATGGCCGACCAGTTTGTCCCGACGGCATGGGATAACGCCCGTGTGACCGAGGGCGTGTTTATCTCCCGCGAGGCGAAAAACGGGTTTTATTACACCCGCCTCGAGTGGCATAAATGGGACGGGCTGACGTACTGGATCACCAACGAGCTTTACCGCGCCGAACAGGGCGATAACGCGGGCAATCAGGACATTTTGGGCATTCGCGTGCCGCTGGCGGAGATTTACCCGCTGTTAAACGAAGAAACGACGCTCGAAGGGCTCGACGAAAGCCTGTTTACCTATTATCGTCCGGCTGCCGCGAACAATTTAGACGACAATTCCCCGCTCGGCGTCAGTATTTACGCCAACGCCATGACGACGCTGCATGCGCTGGACATTTGTTTTGATTCATTTATGCGGGAATTCCGCCTCGGCCGCAAGCGCATCATTGTTCCGGCGCAGGCGGTGCGCACGGTAGTTGACCCCGAAACGGGCGAGCCGCTGCGTTATTTCGACGATACCGACGAGGCTTACGAAGCGCTTGCAACGGACGATCCCGAAAGCCTGAAAATCCAAGACAACACCGTTGAACTCCGCGTTGAAGAGCACGTCGCGGCGATCAACGCGTTTTTGTCGATTCTGTGCTTGCAGCTTGGCTTTTCTGCCGGTACGTTTACCTTTGACCGCGCACAGGGTTTGCGCACGGCAACGGAGGTAATTTCCGAAAACTCCAAGACGTTTAAAACCATCCGCGGGCAGCAGTCGCAGTTGCGCACGGCGATTGAACGGCTTGTGGACGCGATCATCCGCGTCGGCGCGTTGTATGACGTGCAGTATGAGGGGTATTCGATCCGCACGCTTGCGGCACAGGAATACGAGCGCAAAGTCACGTTTGACGACTCAATCCTGCAGGATCGACAGACGAATATCAACGAGGGGGTTTTGCTGACGGCAAACGGCTTAATGTCGAAAAAGCGCTTTTTGGTCGAAACACTCGGCATGACCGAGGCCGAGGCAGACGCAGAGCTTGCCGCCATCCGCACCGAATCGCCGGTCGGGGGTGCCGCCGTTGACTTTTTGAACGTGGGCGGTACTGAATGATAGGAAACAAGCGCGTTTTAGAGCTTGCCGAGCCGGTCGAGCTGATGTTTGCGGACTGTCAAAGTATGCTGCTGGTGCGCATTGCTGAACAGTTGGCAAAGGGCAAAACGCTGGACACGCAGGCGTGGGAGCTTGCACGCCTTAGCGAGCTCGGCGCAGTTACCCGCGACGGTGCCGCGATCATTGCCAAGTATACAGGCGACGCGCCTGACGCGATTTATGACGCGCTGGTTGCCGCGGCACGGGAATCGATCGAGGCAGACGAAGCGCTGTATAAAATCGCCACGAAGCGCGGACTTTTATCCCCGTCCGGCGTTGATGTCGATGAGCGCGTGCAGCTTGTCGTGCGCGATTATGCGGCGCAGGCGAAAGACAAATTAAACCTTGTCAACACGGTTATGCTCGACTCCATGCAAAACCGTTACCGGCAGGCGATTGCCGGGGTCGTGGACGCGGAAGAAAAAACGCTGATCGAATCGCTTGCATCTGCATCGAACGCCGAAGCGTTGGCCGGGAAAATGCAGGTCGCGCAAAAGGCGCTGAATACCTCCGCGGGTTCGGTCGGCCTCGCCGTCGAGACACGCACAAAAGCCGTTCGGCGTGCGATTGCCGAGCTTGCAAAAAACGGCATTACCGGCTTTGTTGACCGCGGCGGGCATCACTGGACGCCCGAAGCGTATGTCAATATGGACGTGCGCACGACGGTACATAATACGGCGATACAGGCGCAGAAAACGCGCAGCGCCGACTATGGCGTCGTGACGTTTCAAGTCTCGACCAAGGCCGCCGCGCGCGAGCTTTGTGCGCCGTATCAAGGTTGGATTTGTTCGTGGGACGATTCCGGCGGCACGGTGCAGGATTTGCACGGCAAGACCTACGAGGTACATCCGATTTCGTCCACGTCTTACGGCGAACCGGCGGGGCTGTTCGGCATCAACTGCGGACACACGGCGAACACGTTCGTTTCCGGTTTGTCGATGGCGCGGTACGAACCGTTGACACCCGAGCAGGAAGCCGAAAACGCCAGGGCTTATGCGCTGTCTCAGCAGCAGCGCGGGCTTGAGCGTGCGATTCGCGCAAGGAAGACCGAAGCCGCGATGTACAACGCCGCCGGATTGAAAGATGACTTTGAGGTCGCGGCGTTGAAAGTCAAGCGCGAAAATGAAGCCTATCGCGAATTTTGCAAGGCGAACGACCTGCAGCCGCGTATGGACAGGACGCAGGTTTTCGGGTATAATAAACAGGTAAGCGGGCGGGCTGCTGCCACGCAGAAAAAATACAGCGCTTACCATTACAATAAAGACGGCACAATTCGCGTCACAGACGACTTTAAAGCACGCGGAAGCCAATATACGCCCGGGAAATACCGTCCGTTTGCCGTCGTTGAAACGTTGACCGGCGCAAACAAGCAGATAAATCGTACATATTACGACGCGCAAGGTGTTATGATAAAACAAATACACGCTGGATCGCACAGCAATTCTTCGGAACACGAGTTCGGGGAAAATGGCGAGCACGCACATGATGTTTCGTGGGTAAACGGCAAATCTGTTCGTAACACGCGCAACTTGAGTGAAGTCGAACGAAAGGAGAACGCGGATATCTTATGAGTATCAAAAAACTGCGGGCGTTGGTTGAAACGTTGCTTTATGATATTGAGTTTGTCTATAACGGCAAACCGGGAAGCATTTGCCCGCTTGCAGAGGATTTTTTCGCGTTGGCGTGCGGCGACACGTTTATCAATGTTACTACGGTTGACGAAGTGTTTTCCGCGCCGTTTTTGGACGGAAAGACAATCCCCGACGCAATTGATCAAATCACATTCTATTAACCCACCATTCCAAACGAATGGCGGGTTTTTTATTCCACAAAACAAAAAAGGAGTGTAATCCATGGCAGAATGCAAACACGTCTTTGCATACGAAAACGGCGTATACTGCCGCGTGTGCAAGAAGAAATTCACCGCCGCCGAATACTGGCAGGAAATCGGCAAGAAACCCGCAAAGAAACCGAAAGACCCCAAACCCGAACCCGATAAAGAGGCGCAGACCGGCGAATAATCGCCGTGACGCGCTTTTTTTATACCATTTCGCCGCCGCACGGGCGTAAACGGTGCCCCGTCCCCATCGTTTTCGGGACGAATCGAAAGGAAAACGTATGGCAATCTTCACCCGTCGGGCAATCACCGACATTTTAAACTCAGATGCGGACGTTTCCGAAAAGCTCGAACAGATTATGAGCCTGCAGGGACGTGCACTGGAAACCGGTTACATTCTCAAATCGACTGCCGAAGCCGAAAAGGCTGACGCAATCGCGGACGCGCTGGCAAAAAACAAGCCGGAACCGCAGCAGATCGATGTAACCACCACCGCGGAATATAAAGCCATTGTCGACGAACGCGACATGCTGCGCGCACTGGGCGGCGAAGACTTTGCAGGCGTCAAGCCGAAGTTCCGCGAAACCGTTTATAAACAGCTTGAACGCGGCGAGGGCGCAAAACCCGTTTCCGAACAGCTTACCGCGATCAAAGCAAACTTCGAAGAATACTTCGAAGCAGACAAGACCCCGCCCGCGCAGAATCCCACCGCGCCGCAGTTTGGTGCGCCGGTCACGGGTTCCATGCCGCAGGGCAAAGACAACGCGTTCGAAAAAATCTGGTTTGCCGGACGCGAAAAAACCTAAATTTATTTATTAAAGGAGTGTTTTTTAAATGGCATTTACCCAGCAGCAGCTTAACTACACCACCGAGTATTCCGCAGCAATGCTCAACGCTTACCCCTATTGGTCGTACTTTTCCGACCTGTACGGCTCTCCGCTTTCCGCGCAGTATAAGCCGATACGCGGCAAGTCCGTCGCCGTACAGTCCATGACGGTTTCCGGCGCACGCGCTGCCGACCGCAACAACCTCAACGGCCAGTTTACCCGCAATTTTAACACCTCCGAACAGGTGCTGACTATGTCCATGGATCGCGAATGGGACACCCTCATTGACCCGATGGATATGCAGGAGGACGCAATCGTCACGATTGCAAACATCACCCAGACCTTTAACCAGTTCCAGAAGGTGCCGGAGCAGGATGCATATGCAGCAAGCACGCTCGCAACCTTCGCCGCAACCAACAGCAATACCGATTCCACCGTGCTGACTGCCGCAAACATCCTCGCAACTTGGGACAACTACGTTGCCGCCATGGTCAACGCCCGTGTCCCGCGTGACCGCATCCGTGCAAAGATGACCCCGGACGTTTACAAGCTGCTCAAGGAAGCCGCAGGTATTACCCGCTTCCTCGACGCCGGTACTGGCATCCGCAACGTTGACCGCAACGTCGGCAAGCTTGACGGCATTGTCATTACCGAAGTTCCGGCCGATATCATGCAGACCGCGTTCAACTTCACGACCGGTTGGG